GGTATGACCCGCAAGTTTGGCAAAGGTGGTATGCACAAGATGCCGGATGGGAAAATGATGAAAAACTCAGCCATGAACATGGGTGGTATGGCAGGTATGAAAAAAGGTGGTATGCCAATGAAAGCCGGTGGTAAAGTCAAACTCTATGACAACGGCGGGAATGTCTCAAAAGAAGATATAGCAGCATTTGGTTTGCCAAAAGCGCAAAAAATTCAAGAAAATAGAGCAGAAAACAAGGGCTACCTTGCAGGTCAAGATAAATACCCAGCAGAAGCGCGTCTGCAAAAAGATTTAGCTGCACCAGCAGGCTTTGCGCGGAAAACTGGCGTATATCTAAAAGAAAAATACGGTGACATTAAGGGAAATGTAAAAGGCATGCTTGGCGATAGAGAGGCGTTACGGGAATTGCGGGGAGGTCAACTTTCAAGAGAGGCCGCGCTAGGTTACAAAAAAGGCGGTATGCCGATGAAGGATGGCAAACCTGCGTTTATGATGGGTAAGAAGATGAACATGGGTGGGATGGCTAAGTACGCCGGGGGTGGTGGTATTGAATCCCGTGGCAAGACCAAAGGCACCGTTATACGCATGGCTAGTGGTGGCTCGGTAAGTTCCGCTTCCCGCCGTGCGGACGGCATTGCTCAACGCGGCAAGACCCGCTGCTGATATGCGACCCTCCCGTGGAATGGGGGATATTTCCCCCTCCAAAGTACCCAAGGTCAGAACCATCAAGAAGAAAGATGGTGATCTGCCGGTATCCTTGTACGCCACTGGAGGGTCTGTAAGCAAAGTCAACGAAGCGGGGAACTACACCAAGCCTGGTATGCGTAAGGGTATCTTTAACCGCATCAAGGCTGGCGGCAAGGGTGGTGCGCCGGGGCAGTGGTCAGCCCGTAAAGCGCAAATGATGGCTTTGCAGTACAAGAAATCTGGCGGCGGATATCGTGATTAAAGCCCCCCAGCAATCATTGAAATCATGGACTGACCAAAAATGGCGAACCAAGAGTGGCAAACCATCTACGCAGGGCAGTAAGGCAACGGGGGAAAGATACCTACCAGAAGCAGCAATCAAGTCCCTATCTTCACAAGAGTACGCTGCAACCACCAAAGCAAAGCGTGAAGGAAAAGCCGCAGGAAAACAGTTTGTGGCCCAACCTAAAAATGTGGCTAAAAAAACTGCTGCGTATAGGAAATAGATAATGGCCTACAACACGACAGGCACTGTTGCGTTTAACCTAGACCTCAATAACCTCATAGAAGAGGCTTTTGAGCGTTGCGGAAAAGAACTTCGCACGGGGTACGATATGCGTACCGCCCGTAGGAGCTTGAACCTGCTGACCTTGGAGTGGGCCAACCGTGGGCTGAACATGTGGACGGTGGAGCAGGGGCAGATCACCTTGGCTACTGGGCAGAGTACCTACGCTCTTCCCACAGACACAATAGACCTGCTGGATAGCGTTGTTCGCACCGGGACAGATACCAACCAGACTGACATTAATATCAGCAGGATCAGTGAATCTACCTTTGCAACAATTCCTAACAAGAACGCTACGGGAAGGCCGATTCAGGTCTGGATCAACCGTCAGTCTGGCGCTACGGCTACTACGACGATAACGCTCAATGAGACTCTGACTGCCATTGATACGACGATTACCCTGAGCACTACGGTAGGTCTGGCAAGTGCCGGGTACGTCAAGATTGACTCAGAAATCATCTATTACAGCGGCACGACCAGCACGACCATACAGAATTGTGTCCGGGGACAGGCCAATACCACTGCTGCAACGCATACGACAGCTACGGCTATCTATGTAGTCAACCTGCCAGCAATCAACGTCTGGCCCACTCCTGACAGCAGCCAGACATATACATTCGTGTACTGGAGGCTTCGCAGGATTCAGGACGCGGGTAACGGTGTAAACGGTGAAGACATCCCGTTCAGGTTCCTGCCTTGTATGGTAGCTGGGTTGGCTTTTTACCTGTCCATGAAGATACCCGGTGCGGAAGAAAGAGTGCAGATGCTCAAAGGCGAGTATGAAGAGCAGTTTGCAATGGCTGCAAGCGAAGACCGTGAGAAGGCTGCTGTCCGGTTCGTGCCTCGCCAGATGTTCATAAGCTAGAAAATGCCCAATAACTTTGCATCTGGCAAGTTTGCGATAGCCGAATGTGATAGGTGCGGCTTCCGATACAAACTGTCAGAACTCAAGGGTTTGGTAATTAAGACCAAGAACGTGAATATCTTGGTTTGCCAGTCCTGCTGGGAGCCTGATCAACCACAACTGCAACTGGGTATGTACCCGGTAAATGACCCCCAAGCTCTGCGTAATCCAAGACCAGACACAAGTTATAATTCTTCTGGAACTAACGGGTTGCAATTGGTAGCCGGAACCGCTGGATTTCCCGAAGGTGGGAGCAGGACTTACCAATGGGGCTGGAGGCCGGTTGGAGGTGGTTCTTCGGAAGACATAGGGCTTACTGAAAACTATCTCACCTCATTGGGGAAGGTAGGAACGGTGATGTTCAATGTAGCGGCATGGAGTGCAACAACCAGCTATGCCCAGAATGACTCTGTTTCGTACAGTGGTGGGTACTATTTGGCGATTAAAGAAAACACAAACCATGTCCCTACGGACGTAACCTACTGGGCGGTCAACTAGGAGATTCAAATGGCAAAAAGTATGGATATGGCTCAAGACAAAGCCATGATCAAGAAAGCGTTTAAACAACACGATAGGCAAGAACACAAGGGAGGCAAGGGTACTTCGTTGTCTCTGAAGCGTGGTGGGCCGACATCCGGGGCTATGAAGGCAGTAGGGCGTAACATGGCCCGTGCGAACAACCAGCGGGGGCGGTAATGACAAAAAATGACAGGGCTGAGTTCTTTGGATGGGGCGATAAAAACCCAATCGGCAAGTACACGCAGCCCAGACCCAATACCAATCCTATGCCTGAAGGTACGGGATACCCGCAGACCGGGATAAAAACAACCGGCATCAAGATGTACGGTACGGGTGCTGCGACCAAGGGAATCAAAAGTCGTGGGCCGATGGGTTAAAAAATGAATTACTCTGAGCTATTCATAGCCGTAAAAGGCTACCTGGAGAATAACTTCCCAAGCACTGTCTTTACCGATAGTGCTGGATCGTCTTCGTCTGGTGCGGCTACTTTGACTAGCACAGAGCAGGTCAATACATTCATTACCCAAGCAGAGCAGCGGATATACAACACCATTCAGTTCCCTTCGCTTCGTAAGAACGTAACGGGAACCCTGACCGCTAATAACAAATACTTGTCTTGCCCGACTGATTTCTTGGCTGTCTATTCGATGGCGGTTATAAACACGGATACGTCATATACATTCTTGCTGAACAAGGATGTGAACTTCATTCGTGAGGCTTACCCAACCCCTACGGACACGGGGACTCCTGCTTACTATGCGTTGTTTGGGCCGGTATCCACCAACGAAGCAGAACTGACCTTCATCCTTGGGCCGACACCCAATTCAGCCTACACGATGGAACTGCACTACTTCTATTACCCAGAGAGCATTACCACAACCGCTTCAGGTACTACATGGCTTGGGGACAACATTGACTCTGTTCTTCTCTATGGCTCCTTGGTAGAGGGCTACACCTTTATGAAAGGTGAGGCAGACATTATTTCTTTCTACGAAAAGAAGTACCAAGACGCCATGATGCTTGCCAAACGCCTTGGGGATGGGATGGAACGACGCGATGCCTACCGCTCTGGTCAGGCTAGGGTTGATGTCCAATGATTGCCCAGACCCTCACCACCTCTTTTAAGGTACAGATTCTGACGGCTACGCATGACTTCACTGCGTCCACGGGGGATACGTTCAAGATGGCGCTGTACTTGTCTACAGCATCATTGGGCGCTGACACGACTGTGTACACGGCCACAGGCGAGATATCGGGAACAGGTTATACGGCTGGTGGGATAGCCCTGACAGCGGTTACACCTACGTCTACCGGCACTACGGCGTTTACATCGTTCAGTGACGCGACGTTTACAGGTCTTGTTAATTCCTCTATTGCCGGGGCGTTGATCTACAACAGCAGCAAGTCCAACAAGTCTGTGGCGGTGCTTGACTTTGGAGGCATGAAAATTTCAACGGCGGCAATTCCGCTGGTTATTGTGTTTCCGACAGCGTCAGCTACGACTG